TTGTTGTTGTGTCAGCCTGATAGTAATATACTTCAGATAATACTCCATCAGCTATAGCCATAAGTATATCCGACCATTTTGTCACAATTACAAATTTATCATCAACTGTTCTATAATGTATCTGATTACTAAATGAATCAGAATAATAACCTGATATCGTGTTACCAGACACGGATACGGTAGCATTTGGTTGAGTAGTTGTTACAGTTACTGGGTAAGTTGTATAATATCCAGTGGCTCCAAGTCCTCCACTAGTATCAGTGTATGTTATTGAATGACTTAAGTTCTTAAGTTCATATAACGTGTTTAACTGAGTTGATGAAGGAGAGAAAGCCATTATCCAATCAGTGTAAACTGTCCATCGCCACCGTACTTAATATGGTCTCTCATCGTCATTGCCATCTGTCTATTTGATGTATACTTGAAGGATACATGAATCCAAACAGTATTAGCTCCAGAATATTCCAATATGAGTTGATCGTATGGAATAAGTTGCTGAATAGCTTGAATAGCCTCATAATGTTTTTGTCTGTTAAATCCAGGAATAACAATATCCGCTGCTTGACCTAAGTAATGCTGTGAAGTTGCTGATGACTTAGCCACATCTCCCGGTCTTCTGAATCCAGAAGTAATAATTGCCGATGGATATAAATCAATAATTGGTTCAAGACAGTTTTCTGCCAATCCTTTAAGATTGCATACGATCTCTTGAGCAGTTAAACCTTGTTGGTTAACTGGTAATCGTGTTCCATTAGATGTTAATGAACCTAAAGTGAAGTGAGTTGACAACTGCATATCGGCGGTAAATTTATCCATACCTTGAATAACATTACAGCTTGCTGGTAACGGAGTAACGGTATTTGGAGATACTGAAGTAGATCCTTGAGATGACCCATAGTTCTGATCATCAGGATTTAATGTACCATCATTGATTTGTTTTTGTATATATTCTGATGGATCACCTTCTTCAGGAGTTTCATAATGAGCGGCAGCTTCTGCACCACGTGTAATGACTATTAAGTCTGTAAATACTGGTTCTTCAGGAGTATATTCTGCTGGTGTAGTTAATCCTGTACCTGCAGCATCTCCAGCCGTACCATCATTGATATCAGCACGAACTGAATCTACATTCCAAGTTGCTCCAGCTTTTTGGTTCATTGCCGCGGCAGATTGCATATTGAAACTATTTTGCGATAGAATATTAATTGGATTTGATGTTGATTCAATATTAACACCCTTAGCTCTAAGATTATATTGACCAGTTACAGCAACATTCATATCACCAGACACGTTCATATTCACATTACCTTGAACATCAACGTTCATTGCATTCTTAACTAAAACGTTATGATCTCCATCGATGGTAACATTTAAAGCTCCCTTGATGTAGACATACCCATTTCGCTCTAAGATCTCGTAGTTATCACCGACTATTCTATTAACTTTAGTACCATTTGCATCGATCTCTGTATATGTACCAGTTTTATGGTAGATGTGAATACGTTCTGAATTTTCTGTATCATCAAACTCCATCACGTGGCCAGATTCCGTCATGAATACATGGTTGAATGGATACTTGGAATTATACGGAATTGGTGATTGATCCCATGAAATATTTTGAGCAGTATAAACACCGCGTTCTCTGGCAAGTTCTTTCTTATAGACAATTGTCTTCTTGATGTCTTCATGACGAGCAAGTTTATTAGTATCAGGTTCGTTTTTATAGAGAGGATACTTACCTTTTGGATCCTTGAATCCAAGAACTCTAGCGATTCCGCTCTCACTTAAACCAGATGGATTAGTTGTTGATTCGACAGGATCTTTTTTAGGTTCGTTAACTGGAGATAAGTCACCAGTAATACTTGGTATACCATCCTTAAGGAATAGATTCTTTTCTGCAGATCTTCTTCTAGTTAATCCAGCAAGTACTTGTCCACCAGCTTTATTCCAATCTAAGAATGCTGTTGCAGCATCTAAATATTTGGTAGAATTTAATTCGCCTAATAAAGATGACTTACTATAATTTCCTGAGCCAATATTGTAAGTTAAACAACATAAACCATCAAACATAGACTGAGTAATTGGAGCTTTTGTTTTTGATTTAATTGCTGGATAAACACTGGTTGTAAAATGATCTTTTAGATATTGTTCAGCTTGAGTTTCAGTAATAGTCTGTCCGGGGTATACTGCAACTCCATTAATTGATGTTGTTCCGTATCCAATAGTCCATACTCCAACAGAATCTTGGTAGGCATTTAATTTTAAACCTTCATACTGTTTAATTAATGCTATACCGTCTTCAGATATAGTATATGTACCAGCTGGATTTAATCCTACATCTTCAGATCCTGGAGTAGAATCTGTACTTGTAACTGTACTACCATTTTGATCTGTTATAGTTTGCTCATTTGAACCAGGTAAATAACCATCTTGTTTAAGGATAAGCTGATCATTATCTTCATCAATTGAACCTTGAGATTGTGGAATACCACCTAATGAACCTAGAATAATCGGTTGTTGCTGATCGTCGTCCCTGAACATGACAACAACCCAAGTACCTTCAACTGGACCTAGTGGAGAATGGCCAATACCTGACATGGCAGCTGAAGTAATCGGCTGCATAGGATAGGCCCATGGGAGATCCTCAGTTTTTAATTTAGTCTTGTCATGGTTGTGTAGACCAACAACACGAACTTGGCATCTACCAAGTTTAAGTGGGTCTTGTCTATTCTCTACACATCCAGTATATAATTTCATTATTTAGCGCCTTTATCCAAATCAACTATGAATGAGTCTTTGATTAATTCTATATGGCATTGATGTTTTTCTCTATCGATAAAATGATTAATTGCCGCTATCAGATAATTACCTGATAACATATTATCAGTAGTTTCTTTATTTGTATCTGTACCTTCGATAGGATTAAATTTATTTAGTTTTAAGTTAACCTTTTGTCCAACTGTATAATCAGTTCTACCTGGAACTACGATCTCTACTTTTGTTGCCTCAGCTTGAGCAATTAATGACATACGCTTTTGAATAGTTTTTGAGTTTGTCACATCACCAAAGTTATTGAAGTTGCCATGATACTTTGGATATTGGAATATCATTGCATTTGCTCTACGAATAGCTTTCTTTGAAGCTACTGGATAATCATTTAGATGTTTATTATTGCCAAAGTCATCTAGCATATCATAGTTCTTAACCACATATTTCTTTGAAGTCATATCATAGTTAATCATCTTAGATGCAAACATACCAGATCTTGCTCTATCCATATAATCATAAACTGTTGGAATACTAATTTCAACTACACGTTTATATTCTTCCTCAACATTTCTGAAAGATCTACCATCAGCAGAAAAGTCTCTCATGTAAGCGTCATAGATAAAGTTTTGTGTTACTGATGATTTATATAAGAGATCTAACGAGACAAAGTTTAATCCATGTCTGTTCTCAAAGAATATATATGATGCTGCTCCTGACGCAGTTGCTGAAGTTTCAGCTGTATAGTTTAGTGATTGAACTGGAGGCCAGTAATTTGCAATAAACTTAACACCGTTTGGAGTTTCCTCAACGATAGCATTCTTTGTGGACTCTAATCCATTGAGTTTGTCAGTGATAATCGACTTGGCGATATCTGAACATTTACCTTGATAGCAAACACTAACCTTTTTATTAAGATCGACTAGAGCTTCTCTTGATATAAAATGTAATTCATAGATCAGATTACGATCACCAGCCATCTCGCGATTAGACATCTTATAGATAACAAATTGGTCATCTATAGTTTTATCTTTACCAGTAAAAGATGGAGTATGGATCTTTATATTGACGTACTCTTCACCAACGAATGGGAATAAGTTGGCAAGATCTAAAGAATCTTTTAGAGCTAAAACACCTGAAATAAATGGAGAAAATAGATCTTCGTATATCTCCAAAGCAGCAACTTGGTTAGATACATCCATACCGTATCCGGTAGCCGAGATAATCTCGATCTTATCGATGCTGACGTCGCCAGCAAACCGTATTACTTCAGAATCAGCCATTATATAATATCTTTAAAGTTTTTAAGGATTGTATTTAAAAGAGTTGGTGATATGAGTTTAATTCTTCGTTTACTTTCATTCAAACTAGTTTCATAATCATAGTTAGAAACAGATGTACCTTGAGTAGAATCAACTATATTACCTCTAGTATCGACATAGTGATGTGTATCATATTCATTTCCAGAACCATATTTGGCTGTAATATGTTTTTCTAATTCGTATTGAGTTAGCGGATAATCATCCACATAGTTATATCGCTCATTACATAACATGATTACCCAATGATATAGTGGAGAACCATATACTTTTTCAGCAATAATTTCAGGAGTTTCTCCTTCTCTAATATCATACTCATCATATAATGTAATATTGGCTAGAATTTCTTTTCTAACACGA